CGTTTGACAGCACTCACCTTTTGCCCTTTTGACATCTGTGTGGCTTTTGCAAGTGGGACGCATTTTGGATATTTCCTCTTTGAGCCTTTGCTTCTCCCGCAAGGTTGATACTTCCCGTCTTTCTTCGGCGCTCCAATATCGACCCATTTTTCCGATACCCATTTTCTCAACCCACCTTTTGAAAAGTGAGTACGCATTAAACACAGCCACCTTTAACGTATTTCATTCTAGTCATATCCATCATTCCACCACCCATAGCTTTTTTTCTAGTTTTCTTTTTGCCACCTGGTGTAACTTTTCCTGAACATACGGCTGAACCGTACATGTTAGCATATGCTGAAGGGTATACTTTGAATTTTCTTTTAGCGGCTGCTTTGCCTTTTGCACAAAGTTTAGCCATTATTTTTTCGCTTTCCCACCTGTTTTAGCAACCATTCTTTTTGGATTATATCCAAACTTTTTTGCTAACTCAGGGTTTGATTTAGCTAGTTTAGCTAATCCTTTATTTTTACTTTTACTAATTGGTTTTCCTGGCATTATTCTCCTTTAGCTTTTTTAAACATTCTACCTATTACTTTGGTATTATCTTTTTGTATTCTTTTATATGCTTCTTTATTTGATTCAGATTTTTTTGTACTTTTTTTAAAAGTTAAAGGCATATCATTTTCTATTTCAAAAGCAGTTTGTTTTAATTTTGCTGTTGAACCTTTTAATTTTTCTGTACCAATTTTTAAATCTCTTGTTGCTTTTTGTATTTTTGTCTCAGGTACGTTTGTTTTAGTTTTGTTGATAGCTTTACCTGCAGCTTTTAAAGCTTTGTATCCGTATGATAAAATTCCCATTATTTTTTTCCTCCTTTAAATATTTGTTTTTTTAATTTATCCATTATGAATTTCTTCCAAATGCTCTACCACCACCTTTTAGTGCTACACCACCTCTTTTCATAGGTTTTTTTGGTTGTTGCAAAAAATTACCTGTTTTAGAATTAAAAGTTCCTAGACCTCTATCAATTATACTTTGTTGGTAATCTGTTGGAAAAAAAAGTTTTTCTTCTCTCTCAACTGGTTTAGATTTTGAAGCTTTACCTTTAGTAGCTCTTATTTTTTTTTTTGGATTTTGTCCTGGCATATTTTATCCTTTTTTTCCTGCTTTAAATATTTGTGTTCCTTTTATACCATAGATTGACGCTACTACAAGTATCCAAAGATTAGTAAACCATTTTGGTAGCTCTGAGAACATCTCGAAAAACAATTTTACCTTGTCCATTGCTGTTGGATCGTCACTTACGACTGCCCAGGCTAAGATTGCGATTGGCAAACTTAAAATTATTAAAACTGCCTCGTCTTTCCAGTCTGATTGTCTAGCTTCAAGTAGTTTTCCTTGGTAAGCTTCTTCTCCCGAAGCCATACGAGAAGCATGCATCAATTGTGCATCCGACATTGCCATTTTAGTCTTCTGTTTGTTAGCGTAAATTTTACTACCAGCAGAGACGGCTAATTTAATTGCCGAAAACCACATATTAGTACCAAGTAGCTGTTTTCTTTTTATTAGATAGCATTCTTTTAGTTCCTTTAACTTGTTCCTTGTCTCCAGTAGGAATATAGTTGAAGGCACTGTTGGCAGTAGTCTTAGATCTTGGATCTATTTCAACATTCTGCGATGGAACTGCTATTTGTTTTTCTTTTTTATAGTTCATCATAGTTTTTACCTTTGTTAACTTAATATATCATTATTTTTCATCAAAGATAGACATTTGTTGCATGCCAGATTTAGCTAAACTTGTATTAGCTCTTAATTCTGCTAATTCTTCGTTCTGATCCATCTTATCTTCGGCTAAATCTCTTGCTTGCATTAGTTTTGCTCTATCAAAATTGGTTTTTGCTTCATCAGCTTCTCTTTTTCTATCATTTTCCATTGCTCTTAAATCAACTTCACGTGATTTTAACTTTAATAGTGGGTCATTATCAAATTGAGAAGTAATTTTATTTTCTTCTTTCATAAATTCTTCTGTCATCTCAGCAATTAACACTGCTTTTCTACCTTCTACTTCGTTATTTAACATTTGAACTTGTTCTTGTATCTGTGGGTTAGTTGCTGCCATCTGTTGCATCTGTTGTATCTGTGCAAGCTGTTCTCTAAACTCCATTTGAACTTGTTCTTGAGCCATAATTGAAATGTGCTCTAATATATTTTTTTGAACTGCAGCCATAACTGGTGGATTATTTCTTACCATGTTAACAGACATAAAATTCAAGTGAGCTGTAATGTGTGCTCTATGATCTTGACCAGGAAAAGCTTTGAAAGGTTTACCACCCATAGCATCAATGTGTTCTAAAGAAGGATCTTTAGGTGCTTCTGGTGGTGTTGGAGGCAGAACGGCATCTACATCTTTTACACCAATCGCATTATACATGTTTCTATAAATTTGATACATGTTGTGAAGTTGTGGATTGCTTGTTGCAATTTGTAATTGCGTTTGAGCTAAAGTTATTCTTTGTGACATTGAAAATATATTAGGGTCAGCAACTGGGACCACGTCTACTCTATCATCAAAATCAGATTGTTTAATATTTCTTTCACCACCCACAACATCATAAGGATATTCTGGTGGTAAATACTGTGCAACTATTTTTCCTAACAATCTAAATTCATTCTTCATTGCTGCATAACATCTTTTATGTATTGCAGACATTACACGTGAACCACGCTCAAGAAGTGCAACTGTAGTTCCAACTGCAGCACCTTGATTTCCGTCACCCACTTGCATATCAGCAATAGCCGCGAATCTTTGACCTGCTTGTACAACCACTCCTAATAATTGTAGAAGTGTTTGACTTGGTTCTTTGTAGGGTAGTGGAAAGAATGCATCTCTTAAATTACCACCTGGTGCATCTACATCTTTAAATTCACCTGGTTGTATTGGCGACGCTTCATCTCTAACTCTAACTCCACGTTGTTTAAATCCAGCAGGTAAGTTAGCTAAAGTTCCAGCATCTAATAACTGTCTTAAAGCTGAAGTCGCTGTTCTCGACAATCCACCAATCATGTGAATTAAACCAAAACCATAAAAACCTAATCCTGGTAAAAATTTAAAATGCACAAAATATTGTATTTTGTTTTTCTTTACATCTTCTGGAGCATAGTTTCTTCTTATAGCTAGAACTGATCTACTTCCTTCTTCAACAGTTACAATGTAAGGTAGTTTAATTCCAGTTGGTTCTTTATCTTCACCAACATCTTCAAAACCTTCTAAATCTAAATTAACATGACATTCTAATAAAGTGTAGACAGGTTCGTTTGTACCTGATTTTTTAGTTCCTTCTAGTTCACGTTCTTTTTTTTCTAAATCATTATTTAAAGGTGTTCCTGGAGGACCTAATTCTACATCTCTATAGAATCCAGACACTTGTTGTTTTCTCAGTTCGTTCTCTGAAATTTTCACGGTATGAATAACTGCCTCCGCATCTTCTAATGAGGTAGCAGTATACGGGACAACTAATTCATCCGCTGGTACAAACTTTGATACCGCTCTTCCAAGTGGCACATCGTAGTAAATTTTTTTAAATGTAGAACCTGCTAATGGTAAATGAAATAACATAGAATCAAATTCAGATTCATATTCTTTAATCTGATCCATAATTAAATAGTTCATGAAATCTTTGACACGTTGTGCCTGCTGTTCTACCTGAGGACTTTTTTTACCAATAACTTGTGTTCTTACTGGTCCATCACTTGGTAATAATTCTTTGTAAGCTTGAGCTTGAAATTGTGTAACAGCTTCTGCTAGAACTGGGTGCGTTGCACCTGAAGCTCCTTGAAAAGGCTCTGTTCTGTTTTCGTATTTAAAACCTAGAAGATCTAATCCTGTTCTATAAGATTGTTCCCATTCTTTTCTAGATGATTTGTAATCCATAAAATTTTGAACCATTTCATTTCCAACAGGTTCTAAAATATCATCAGGTAAAATATCAGCTAAGTTATCAAAGTGTGATTCTGTTCCAGAAATATTAATTGCACTGGGATCAAAGTCTAACGTAGCTCCGCCGTCTTCTTCTTGAATAATCTCTACAGGTTCTTTATTAACGTCTTCTTCCTGAATATTAACTTCTTCTGACATCTCTTCTTCTGAAGGAATGTCAATCTTAGTCCTAGTATTAGGAAGTCCTTTGTCTATATCTGCCATTTATTTCTCCTATATCTTCTTAACACGATTAAATAGACCTTGCAACCCTTGAGGTGTAGGTCCTGATTGTGGTGCAGGGCCTGATCTATCGCCTGCTTCTTTTGCAATACCACCGCCTGCGAGTTCAATTGCCTCTAAACCTGTTGAGGGTTTTAATATATCTCTTTTTTTAGATCTCATTTTCTTTTCTTTTGCAAACTCTTCTCTTCTTTTTTGATCAAGAGCTTGAGCATTAAAAAACATATTTAAATCAAAGTCTCCTTTAAAACCTTTGCTTGGGGGCAGGATAGTATTAAATGTTTTTGATTGTTCTAAAACCTTTTTGTTTAAATTTTCTGCTTTTAATTTATTCATTGCTTGTGTTCTATATCCACCACCTTGAGTAGATAAATTTTCTGCTCTTAATGAATCATCATATGTATCTTTCAATTTTTGTGCTTTCCCATAGTCTGCATATTTTTCTTTTAACTGTTCTTCTTCACTTTTACCAAACAAACCATAAGTGGCATTAGATATAATTTCATCTTTGTTTGCACCTTTTGCATACTCATACGCAACAAATGGAGCAGCAAATAACGCTTCATAAGCCAAGGCTGTTGGACCTAACATATTTTTTAAAAATCTCCCACCTTGAATTGTTTTAGTTATAGCTGTTACATTTGCTTTATCACCTGGTGTCAGTTTACTAGGATCTCCTTTTAATTTTTCCACACCTTTTGTAGCACACGCTGTTACATTTAAACCTTGGTCAAAACCTATTCGACCACCATTAGCCTTACCTGGACAACCTATTTTTGCTAAACGTATTTGATCCGGTTTAGCTATAGTTTTTAATACATTATCTAAACTACCAAATTTTTTATCAATCGCTGTTTTACCTTTTGGATCGTTGTATATTTTTTCTGCATACTGACTAAATCTATCTGCTTGTGTTGTAGCTGTAGTTATGGGTTTTGATGCAAGTTTGCCATCTTTAATAGAATAGATATTTGATTTTACACCTAAGTCTTTATAAGCATCTTTAGTTAATTTATTTAAACTAGCTACGTTATCTTTTACATTAACACCGGCTTCTATATCTCTTATCAAAGCTCCTCTAGTTGCTTCAAACCCTCCAAACCCAATCTTCGTGTTTTGTCGTCTTGTAGTTCCAATTAAATCATTTAAGGCAGTTCTCATTAAATCTTTATTACCGCTTCGTGCTGCAGCAGATAAACCTTGACCATGATCTATACTGTATAGTAAACCTGTATCATCTAAATCAGTTAAACCAAAAAATTTAGCAGCAACTTTTTGTTCTCTAACCATTGAGTTTTTAATAGAGTTTTTTTTAAGACCTAATTCTTTTTCGATTAAATTAGCATTCACTTTCCAACCTTCACTTTTATTTATCTTGGCTGTAAATTCATTATAAGGTTTTGCAAGATCATCAAAACTATTAAACACTTCAAATTTAGAACCTTTCTGTAATCCAGAATCTTTTTCTGAAAGTAAATATAAAACATCTTTATCTAAAATGTTTTTAAAAGATTTTATAGTCTGACCTCCTGGAGCTCCTCTTTTATCTAAATTAATAAAATCAAAATAATCATTAATCTTATTTTTCAAACCAGGTGTTGTTTGAATTTTGTTTTTATAAAAGATCTTTTTCCATTGAGCTTGATATTTATCAACACCACTTGGATTTTCAGGTGTATAGAATGTTACATTATCATAACTAAAAGGATTTTTACTTACTGCAGTCCCTTTACCTTTACTTGTACTTAAATTAGGAAAACCACTTTCAGTAGTCGTTTTTATTTTATTTGTTGATATTTTTTTAGATTGTGTTTTAAAATCTTTCTTAAGTTGGCTAGTCATTTTTTCAAAATCTCTAACACCATAATTTTCAAGATTATTGTTTAGCCAATTAGAAGTCCAAGAATCTATTTTACTTCTTGCATCAACTATTTCTTTGGTAAATTTCCCTGTTCTTTCAGCTGCCGTTTCAGTGCTGTAATTAGAAACTCTTTTAAAAAATTGTTTTTTAGTTTCGTCAAGATTTTGAGTTAAAAGTTTTTTATCTCTTCCTACTTTTTTAGAATACAGTTTAGTTTTCTTATTATAAATGGTATTATAATTATCTGAATAAACCTTGTCTCCATTATACCCGGGCCGTGATCCGTCGACATTGGGTTGTACTAACTGGCCGTCTGCAAACATGGGCCGTGATCCTTGGTCCATGGCGCTTGGGCCATCGTCATCGTAGATAGATGAAAAGTTCTCTAGTCTCTGTCCTATAAGATCAAAGGGGTCCATTTACTCTCCTAACATTCGAGCAATACCGCCTGATGCTTTTTTAATAGATTGTGTTTGATTAATAGTTTTTGATGTAATTGGTTTAACTTGGTCACCTACTTCTGTAAGTATATCATCAGATATACTTGAAGATTCATCGACAATTTCCCCTGCAAATTCTCTGTCACTTCTTATATACGCTGTACCTTCTTCATACTCAGGTTTTGTTTTAACAGGTTTGCCACCTTTACCGATAATAGTTTCACCGGGTGTATAACTCATGTAAGTTTCTTCGGTTAATGGTTGACCATAATAATCAGCTGCATCATCATCTAATTTTACTTTCATTCTTTGAATTTCTTGTCTACCGGTTACTGCATCTTCTGTTAATTGATAGTCTTTAAATTTTGTAACTTTTTGTCTTTCTTGTGTTGAAGCTGTTTGAGTTACATCATCACCTAGTCTTTTAATTTTATCTACCAATTTAAAAAAGTAAGGTGGAACTCCTCCACTAGATGTTGCTACTTCTTTAGCAACTTCTTTAGTTGCTTGTTTACCACCAATTCCAAGTATACCTGTTTTAATAGCCGCGGCCCCTGCACCAAGGCTACCTAGTAATTTTAAAAATCCTCTACGACCCATACCGCCACCTACAAAAGGTGCTCTCATTATTCCGCCGTCAGCTTTATTTTCTACGTTCGGTGTATTAAATTCATCTATTGTTTTCATTAATTTTTCTTGATCTATTTCGTTCATTCTTCTTCCTATAGCTTTTATACTTCCACCTTTAATAGATGTAGTTGCACTATCTATTGCATTATTCATATCTTTTTCAGCAGCTTCAAAAATAATTTTTTGTATTTCATCGTTATTAGGTTTTCTTCCAGTTACTTTCATAAAACCTCTTGCTAATCTTAATACAAGATTAGTTATACCCCCTCCTACTAAACCAATACGTCCGCCGTCAGCTTGTTTAGTTCTAGTTACATTTTTAAATGTTTCTATGATTTCATCAGTGCCTTTACCTTTTTCCATCATCTTAAATGCCTCATCTATTGTTGCCAATACTTCTGCTTTTCTTTGCATATTATCATCAATTAATATTTTGTCTAACAGATCGTCTGTAATGCCTGGGTATTTTTGTTTTAACTGTAGTCTTTCTACCATTTTAGGAGCGAGAGATTTTGCTACGTCCATTTCAGTTCCAAGATCAAATGAAGATAGTTCTTCTATTTCATCTACACTCATTAATTTTCTATCACCACTTCCTTCCATATCTTCAAGTTTTTGTTCTAAGAATCTTTTTCTAGCTTCTGATTTGTCACCTGGTTCTGGATCTAGTTTACCCATTCTGTATTGTTGATACATATCATCCATATATTCTTTATGTTCTATTCTTATTCTGTTTGCAGAACCAACTGTGCCATCAAAATTATAAGCCTCTAATTCTCCTCCTATATCCTCTGCAAAATCGTAAATTTCATCCTCGGTCATTTCTCTGTTTGGATCAGGATTTCTGTCTTTAAATTTTTTAAACATATCTCTGTCTAAAGTTTTTTGTGGTGTTTTAAGTTTGTCTGCAGTCGTAATTGCTTTTTTACCAAATTTATTTTGTAATGCTTTTAATAAACCTTGAACAACTTTACTTCCACCTGCATAACCAATACGTCCGCCCATTGCTTTTTTCTCTGGGTCATCTAGTTTATTTTTTAGATTTGCAATACCTTGCTCATTTTGTTTTATAAGTCTTTCTCTAATCTGTTCTTCAGTCTCATCAATATTTTTACCACCTAGTATAGGTTTGTTAGGATTAACTGGTTCACGGTCAAACATGTTAACAACTTTTCTTTCGTCAACAGCTTGATTAGCTGCTTTCTGTTTTAACAAAAGCATTTCTAAGTTATTTGGATTTCTACCATTCTTTTTAATAAATAGTGATAGTAAAAGTTTAAACATTAATAATAATTCCTTTTAGCTTGTTCGACTTTTTCGTCGATATAGTCTTCTGGGTGACCTATTAATCCACCTTGTCTAAAACGCATAATTGCTTGAGTCGTTGAATCGACTAAGTCATCATGATCTCCATATGGAAAAGCAGCGCATTCTTCTATAACTTCTTCTGCGAACTTTTGTTCAGGAGCCCATATCATACCACTTTCAAATAAAGGTGCAACAGCATTTACACGGGCATGCTTATCATTTCCTTTACTAGGTGTGAAATTGACAACTGGGATATCCATTTGTCTAAGCTCATAAGTTAAAGGTAAACCAGAGGCTTTGGCCTCAACTATAACTGATTCGGGCTGCCAATATTCATACTGCTCTAGTGCTTTACGCCTAAGCTCAGGAAATTCATATCTACCCTTTACAGCATCAAGTAAAATTAAATTAGGTGGATCGTCATCGGTCGGTCTAAAAATACCCCATGTAGTAATCGCTGAATAGTCAGCTGTTTCTTTTTTAAGAAATGCTGTATCATAAGATTGTATGACATGATCTAGTCTTGGAATATAATCTTTAGTATATGTTCTCCACCATTCTCTTTTTAAGATTGCACCTTCTTCACTAGTTGGCTGTTGCATCCATTGAGCATTCCACTTACCAACAGGAAGAGCTGCTTTTACTTTTTCTAATTCATCTAAGTTCCAATACTCAGGCCATACAGGAACTTGTTTTGTTCCTTGGTCCATGATTGCTGGAAATTCGACCACGTGCCACTGATCAGATTTAGCTTCTTTTTGATTTTTAACTAACATACCTGTCAAGTCTTTTGTATTCCATCTCGTCATTACAAGCACAATTTTACCACCAGGTTGAAGACGTTGCCTAGGTCCTGATGTGTACCATTCATATGCAGACTCCATTGCATTAGGGGATAATGCATCTTGCTCAGAATGCGGATCATCAATTATTAATAGGTCAGCACCCCGTCCGGTTATAGCACCGCCAACTCCAGCTGCAAAATACTCCCCACCTTGTGCTGTTTCCCACCTACCAGCGGCTTGCGAATCTTCTCTTAGAGTTGTTTGAAATACCTTACGATAGTCATCACTATCAATAAGTGTTTTAGCTTTACGACCAAAACGCACTGCAAGTTCTCCTGTGTGCGTTGCTTGAATGATCTTTAATTTTGGATTACGGCCCACCATCCATGCTGGCAATAAGTATGAAGCAAACTCTGACTTCGTGTGCCTTGGCGGCATATTTATAATCAATCGGTTTATTTCACCTTTTGCAAGTTGGTTAAATTTTTCTGCAATATGTCTATGATGTGAGCCTTCCACAAAATCTGGCCACACGCATTTTACAAAACTTAGGAAATCATTTTTGGCTTTTGTCTGTATTTTCTTCTCAGCATGCATAACCTGTAGTTGTAAAAATTGTTTACGGACGTCTGAGGGTAATTTAGTTATGTCTATATTATTCAAATTCATAAAAATTTTTATAAAATTTTTTTGCATCACAAAAATGATGAAAATGTTTCTAACAGCTGTAACTGTCTAAATCAAGCAATATATACGAAAGCAGTGGGACCCCTTTTATATATAAAGGGTGATGGGGGTCAGTGTTTCATGCTACATTGAGATTGAGTCTGGTACCTCTATCCGGTACAGTTCCGCAAAATGCGATACAACCTGTGGTTGGT